GTCAGCACACCCTCCTTACCCCCGGGCTGTAAGCCCGCGTCCGCGGTCGCACACCGCCCCCTTTCCTTTGTGAATGTCCTGCAGTATGATTGTACGAGTGCTATCTTAGAGCACAAGCCCTCGTAATAATCTTGATCACACTGCCCCCAGGCTGGAATGGGGCATTCCAGCGGGACATCGTCCTCCTTTATCATCTTTTCATATTGTTTCTGCTTCCACCCGTCTGCGAGGACTTTCAGAATCTTGTCTTCATCGGGTGGTAATTTCCTTCTTAGCGCCGACCGGATCGTGCGGCGCTCACGGATTTCGATCGGTCCACCCTGCGGTTTTTCAGGGAGATAGGACCGACACCGTAGCCCTTCCACTTCCGAGTGGATGAAGGCAACCTCTTCCTCGCGAGTAAGCGAGTACCCATCGGGCATGGGTACAACGGGAAAGGGGTTGTATGGCTTCTGTCGTGCCGCAGGAACGCAGCGAAATGCATCCCGAACGTCCCTCATCTCTGGTAACCAGAGAGACTTGTAAAACTGGGAAGGGATCGGGCCTTGTAGCTTCACCTCAGCTCGTGCAATGGCATGAGACCACTGAAGACACAAGCGCATGAAGTTCCGCCTCCGGACAACACCGTCAGCGATAAAACCGACGGGATCCGCCACTTCGCGGCTCTTTAAGAGCACGGCCACATTCGTTTTCTTCCTCAAGGACACCGGCGAGTCATCAGAGACTCTGTGAAACGCGGTAGAGTTGATCTCCGCCCACCGGCTGTCGACCATCGTTTTTTTCCCCATTGACAACCAAGCCCACAGCGCGGCCATGGTTGATTAATCTAGGCAGGATACTGGCAGGTCTATCGGGAGAGACGATAAAAAACTCCCGATACAAGAGGTCATCGCCGTTGATCAAACAGCGATGCTTCTGGAATTGCTCCCAGGAGATTTCACCCGCGGAGGCGAGATCCGCGACTGCAAGGTCCACGATTGTCTTGTTGATCAAGCATAGCAATGGGAAGCTGATGAGGCTTCCCATCGGTTGTCCGTGGTTCGCAGGCGGACCTTTCACGTCATCTTCTGAATCCTTATCGGGGCAGGCTATTCGCAACTCGCCTACAACCCGGAGACAACGGATCTGCTCAGCAGACAGGCCCTCCGCTTTGCGAATGAGTAACTCGATAGCGGCCTGGCAGTAATCGGCGCGAATGTTATCAGTCGCCGACTGATAATCGACACTCACGAAACTGCCTCCGCCATTCAGCGAGTTGACTTCTACATGGGTCGGGCTACCCACAAGAAGCCATCCCTTCCTCTGGAGAGACGCATAAAGAGACTGGTGCAGGGGCGTTAATACCTCGGCGTTGTGCGCGGAATACAAAGTCACAACCCTTGGTTTTCCGGCCGAGTAGACCAACTCGGGACGGCAGTAGCTTGAAAAGGGCTCAACGGCCCAGCTACCTCCCTCACCACGTGTGCTCCAAAGCGTCGCATGCCCCGTAGGAATATAGGGGTATGGACTCCGGTTCCATCCTGTCTCCACGTTACAAGACAGGGCTTTAATAAACCTTTCAAGGTGGTCACCCTCGACAGGTCGGGCTGGCTTGAACCTTGCTTCTTTCCATTGCCTGAGTAAGGCGTCACTCTCACTTGCGCAAGACTGACACGGCTCCATTTCGAGTTTCTGGGCCGTTTTAATACTCAACTGCTGAACTGGGGTCAGCTCGGCAGGGAAGCAGTCACGGATCGCGGATCGAAGCTGACCGCACTGTATCCGTCGAGGTAGGGGGTTTACCCTATCGATTGACTGGTCACTGCTCAAAAGAGACACAGCGGCACGCGCAACCCTCGAATTGCGCGCCACCCTTTTACATCCCTGGTGGGTGTTTGGGATAACCTTCTTTTCTTGATCCAGTGAAGGGGAAAACTGGAGCCTTTTCTTTCCCGGGCTGCCACCGGGGGGCGATTGTCGATTAACGTCGATGGCGAACAGACACCCGCTCTGTCCTCGACGGCGCCTCCGAGAAGCTAGGAAAGAACTGGACACAGGGCCCAGAGAAAGGATGGGAAGATGTCCTGTGAACGGGAGGAAGAACAATAAACACTGTTCCTTTGGCGACATCTTCATTTCCATTTCTTTGATGGCGGTCTTTCGGTTCGCTTTTATAGACATCAGCAGCCGACCGCCACAGCTACGGTCTTTAACTCCAGCAGGATTAGGATGGTGGAAGGGAGACCACCATGTCCACCCAACCGTTCCCTGTTCCGAAGACAAATTACGGACGCTTGTTGTCACGCCCAACCCCGAAGGGGTTGCCGGCCCGCGCGCGAGGCACCGTCAACCGGACAGGTACTAAGGGGCTCTGTACTACCAGAGCATTACGGGCAAGGCCCCCTTATCCAACCCTATCCAGGCCATTTCCCAGACCTGGCCATCCCATTCGGCCAGCACTACCTGATGCCGTAATGTAAACCTCCTGGAGAGGAGCATGCGGTGTTGCGGAGTGGCCGAAGCCTTCTTTACATCCTATTCGTACCTACCGCCCTTAGACTCCGCACCGTTTACCATACCCCTGGGGGGTTTCGGTCAGCAGTCCGGTAGGGACCACGAACTTATCCCCGGGATTCGTCCCGACCCACTTGCGCAGGAGGAGCACAAACCCCAGGGAGTGAGCCGAAACTCAC